TGACTCTATTCGGATTATACCGAGTAGTCCCCTTTAAAGGGAGTCTGAAATTAGGAACCATAATAAATCCTGGGAAGGAGCTGCGAAGCGACTTCTTAAGTGAATGGGAGCGATGGGTACCCGTGTTCTTGGATCGGCTTTCAAAGGTGACGAAGTTACCGATGGAACTCGACCCTTCGCGAGACCTAAAAGTGACGTCGATTCCGACGATTACGAAATCTTCTCCAAATTCTGGAGGATTTGGGGCTTCTGCTGGACTACCGCTAGACCTACTGGCCTGGTGGCAGGACGGCACGATGCTTTCGATCCTTCAAGAGTGGATGAAGGTGACGTCTTCTAGGGCGATCAACTTTGAATTGGAAAGTATCTTTTCTGCCTTTGGGCGGATGAGAGATGATATAATTCGACGCCAACCAAGACTTATGCGTCGAGATCCTCTTCGATGGATGACAACGTCTGATGACGATCATTCAAAGAGGTTGGTTTCTCAACGTATTTGGGGGAAACCCTTATTCTTTGGGCGTTTAGGTTTTAAAGAGGAACCAGGAAAGATCCGAGTCTTTGCTATGGTGAATTTAATCACACAGGCGCTTATGCGACCCTTGCATGAGTGGATTTTCGCTAGATTGCGAGGCATTCCAACCGATGGAACTTTCGACCAGCTGGGCCCGGTGGCCCGGCTGTTAGATCGTTTCAAAGGGGAAGAATGGTTTGCTTCTTACGATTTGTCGGCGGCGACGGATAGGTTACCTGTAGTGATACAGGTTGCCTTGCTGAAGCCGCTCTTGGGTGAGAGGCTAGCATATCTATGGTCTTATGTCCTTGTGGGACGGCCTTATGGATTACCAAAGGTAGCTAAGAGTTACAATTTGGGATTCATGAGTGTCTACTATAAGGTCGGACAGCCTATGGGTGCGCTGTCTTCGTGGGCGATGCTCGCGTTGACTCATCATGCCATTGTACAGTACGCTGCCTTTCTTGCGTACCCAGAACAACCGTTATGGTTTTCTAAGTATGCATTACTCGGAGACGATATTGTCATAGCTGACAAAGCCGTCGCTGAGAAGTACCTCGTCCTTATGGACACTATTGGTGTAGAGGTGGGAATTGCCAAATCCCTAGTCTCATCAATTCGGAGTCTAGAGTTTGCGAAGCGAACCTGGATTCGAGGACAAGACGCCTCACCGATTTCCTTGGCGGAACTCAGTGTTGCAGTGAGTAACCTCGCTGCTCTTGAGGAGCTATGGAGAAAAGTGAAAAGATCGAGAGAAATCTCGATGGCTAATGTAGCACGCTTCTCGGGTTTCGGTTATAAGAACTTGGGCCGACTGCCAGTCGGCTTCAGTTTAAATAATCGTCTCAGTAGATTACTTGGGTATCTGTGTAGACCAGGCGGGCTGTTCCCTATGTCTTTTGAGACTTGGGTAATGTCCCGAGGCCCTGGCTATCCAGTAGGACTCGACTGGAGAGAAGCCCGCAAGGTTGCGGGACTCTTGGTCGACGACATCACAAGTTTGATCACTAAGAACCTCGAGCGGAGTAAGGAGCAAATCAATGGAGTTCTCGGAATCCGATTATTCGACGCACAACATAAAGTTATGCGGAAAGTGATTGGAGGACGGGGGCCTCAGAGACGAAAGCGAATGTTAAAGTTCGTTTATGCTCGGTCCTTGAAGGAGAACTTTGGAGACCTAACAAGGTTGATAGAGCCATTCTTTAAGGATTGGGTCCTTTATCCGTTCGTGTCACCTCTTAGTAGGAAAGCGAGTGGGCTCACAGTACGTCTACGAGAATTTGTAGAACGGAAATCTGTAGCCGGATTTACAGGATTGGAGAGCACTTGGCTTTGGATTGCAGACGCTGAGTCGGGCCTGAAAGCCCTTCCAAGCGAGATCGATCTTTTCACTCGGGAAGATCCCGAAGAAAGGATTCGACCAAGCTCGATAATACGGGTTTGGATGCAATTGCGAAAAAAGGTGTTCAAAGACCAAAGGTCCGGAAAACCTTCCTGCTGAAGCGAGTAATCGCGCTGGGGCGCTTAGAGTCATGACCTAAGTGTCTTAGCTAAATCGTCTAAAGTTTTCCGAATTACACTACGTGTATTATAGGAAAGAAATAGAACGCGTAACTA